TTACTACTTGAAACAAAAGGTTATAAAATCTTTCTGGTTGATATCCATTTAAATCCAACATGAAATAATTACCACTAGAGTCACAACTTAATTTTGAACCACTACCATAAGGAACTATAACTTCATCAGTTTCTGCATCTAGTATTGAATAGAAAGAAGAACCACTAGGTAAATACTTTACTGATAAATTAGCTGGTGTTGTTGAGTAAGAAGTTTCAGGAAATCTTTCTCTACCGACAACTCTAAATTTTGCTTTAGATTTTTCTTTATACTCTGGTCTTAATCCTTTCATGTAAATAACCATGTCCTCTAGATTTGTTTGAGTTAATGGTGACAGAGAACCCGTTGACCACTTAGAATCATCCCAAACTGTTTCGAGTGTTGGTGGATATTTTGTATGAGTATCTGATGAAAAGAATGAAAGGTTACCAAAATTTGTAGTATTACCCTCATCTGTATCAGAACCTAAATTTGCAATATGACCATTTCTCTTTACGATAAATCCATTATTATCAATAGAGCCAGATAACCACTTATCAACTATGTCCGTTACATCCATTCTGATATCAATAGTTTTATGATTTATAGAGTGAGAAGCTTCATACCCACTACCACTAATCCATGTACCACCTGAAGAGCTAACTTCACCCCAAAGAGAGCCTTGTGTCTGACTATCTCTAAAGTCCCAACTACAACCAACTGTAGTTATTGGGTTATCATATGAATTACCTTGTCCCATATCCCAAGATTCACTTACTGGATATGCAAAAATACTTTGTGATGTGTTTAGATTAGTTGATTTGGCATCAAAAAGATTTAAATAAAATTTTGGTTTTTTAATTCTACCATCTATTATAGAAGAAGATATTTCACTTATATCAAACTGTATTAGAATACGAGAAACATTTACAGATTCTCCAGTATCACTAACATCTTTTCTAATTTCTAGTACTTCATCTAATCCAGCGTTTAAACTACCACTATCTTGATATAAAGTTGTGTCTTTTTCTGCGAATGTAAAAAAATGCATTTATCTACTCCCTCACTCCTAGATTATCACCTAACACTTTTCCTTTAATATCTGAGTCTGGAAATTTAATTTCAAATATACTAGGATCTAAAGCTGGATATAAAATACCACCACGTAATGATGTATTTATATCATAAAAATTACCAGAGTAACCTTGTGAAGTTTGATATTTGTTTTCAATTACGATTGGTAAATTTTTAGAATTATTTTCTGTTGGATTAACAACAGTAGCCACACCATCAACTAAAGATAATTCATAAACTAAATCAGCAATAACTATCGGTTGACCTATTTGCCATCTGTCAATATCAAAGAAATCTTGTACAGCACTAACACATCTCAATAGAACTTCATTTTTATTGAAACCAATTTTTGTTAATATTGCAAAATTAACTGCAATGTTAATAATATAAGCATCTTTTATATTAATTGCATCAGTAACTAATCTATACTGTGATAGATAAGTTTTTAAATTCTGTTTTGTTGTTTGTGTTAATGGTGCTAATTTTTTGTTAGAGTCGAATCCAAGAGTATACATGTTCATTGCTAATGGGTTTGGTATATTATTAACTTGTAAATCTTTTAAACTAGTACCAACATCTGCAGAAGTTATTTCTCTTTCTAACTTTTCAGCCATACCAACTTTACTTAATTGTTCATCCTGTGACATATGAATTTTTGCAACTGTTCCGTACTTAGGTGGTAGAGAATACGCTCTTACAATATAATCATCTTTAGTTACTGCTCTCTGTTGTGATTGGAAATAAGCTAATGCATTTTCTCTCGTCTCACTAACAGTTTCACCAGAAGAACCGCCAGTTGCTGGTTTTGAATTACTAAATGATACAGAATCTTTTGACTCTTGTACTAATGAAGTAGATAAACCAGTTTCATTAATCGTAAAACTTATAGGTCCTAATTGATTAACATCACCAACATTTACATTATCATCAATACCACCACCATGAGTATATTCTATGGTAAGTGTTGTATTTGCTGGTGCCATACCAAATGTACTTGTCTTTAAAAAGTTAGAAGGATCGAAAGCAGTTGTTAAATAAGACGGACTACCAGGTAAATTAGAACCTACATTTGTTGGATTAGGAATAATCTCTTCATCAGGATTGTCTGATATACCAGCTCCAAATCTTAAAACAGTTTCATCATTTTCATTTATATAAGTTGTAAATCTTCTTGATACTCTTTTTAATTTTAAAATATAAGCAGCACTTTCTCTGTCACCAACAGAAGAAGGATCGTTAGCTGAGTTATTTTCCATATCCTCAAATATAGTATCTCTGGCCAAAGAATCAACTTCATACCATTTGTTACCATCACTATCAGTACATGATATTATTTCTATTACATCTGGATTACCCAACCTAACTTGTGAGTATTTTTCAGCTGTACCAAAATCAAAAAAATCTGTAGATATTTCTCCACTTCTAGCTTTTACTTTTTTCTTTAGTAAAAACTTTGTTGGTTCACCACTATCTGTTTCAAAAATATTAACTTCTCTAGTGTCATACGAACTAGAAAATTTAAAATTGACATCTTCTAAAGTTCTAAAAGTTGTTCCGTTAGAACCAGCATTAACTTGAGTTCCCTCATCTACTGTTAAGGCATATCTATAGTCTGGCTTACCATTAAGTGCTGGAACTGTTTGAAAGACATCAAGAACAACATCGGCTGGTGAAGTTGTCTTTGGTTTATACCCAAAAGATTGAGCTATATTAAATACGTTTCTTTTTTCTTCAGCATAAGCCAATAAACTTTCTCTAAATTGAGAATCAATATAATATGAAAGAACATCACCAACATAAGCTGCCATTTCAATGAACATCATACCTGGTGATGCTTCATTAAAATCATTATATGTATTTGGAAAGTATTGTTTAGCAAATTCAACTAAATTAACTTTAAAGTCATTAAAATCTTTATTAAGATAATTTATTGATTTAACTGTATCTTTTTGTATACTTGTTCTTGCCATTTTATTTCCTAAGACGTTGGTGTTAACTGAAGTTCTTCAGAAGATGTCGGGTCTAAAGTAGTGCTAAATTTAATAACTACTGTTACTGTATTTGTAGAACCACCATCTTCTATTACAGAATTTATGTTTTTAATAATTATGTAAGGTAACCATTTACTTACTGCTCTTCTAACTTCACCATCAATTTTTTCTCGTAAATCATCATTCATTGGTTCAAAACAAAGTTCTGTTAATCTACTACCAAATTCTGGTTGAGATGGTCTTTCTCTTAAATTTGTTAACAATAAGTTTTTTAGATTGTGAACAGACTGTTGTAGAGAATTTTTAGTCATAGCAAAATTGTTGTTACTATCTGCTTTTAAAGGAAAAGACAAACCAACATATGTTCTAGGATCTAAATCTATTTCTCTAGCACTTCTTGGCATTATCCCAATCCTCCTTGTTTCTTCTTATCTAATGCTTTCATTAAAGCACTATAGTCTTTCGTTAGAGCGTTTGTTACATGGTCTGGTACTTGGTCAACCGACCTACCTGCTTTTTTGATTGTATCAACAGCAACCATATCACGTTTAACTTCATCTGTTTGACCATACCCTAATAGTTCAGTCATTCTTGAAGTATCAAATGTTCCACCACCTAATGTTGGATATTCACTAGATTGTTTTTTACTAAGACCAACAGTTTCATTCAGAACATCATTTAAAGATTTATTATTTGTATACTTTACTTGTTCTTTTGGTTCTGATACTTGTGGTATAACATCAGTTAATTTTTTAGTTGAAGTTTTTTGTTCGTTAATAAATATCTCATTTATCTCTTTTTTTATTTCCCTACGAACAACTTCTTGGATTATTTTTACCAACTGTTTTTTAGTCATGATAACTCCTATATCGTTTTTACTTTTTTACTTAAAATATTTTTTATTCTAGCACTTAATGTGGTTATTTTACCCGCCTCTATTGGTTTCTTAGTTCCTAATGGTGTCTGTGTGTTGTCTATTGCTAAAGGTACTATTGTAAGTATACTGATAATATCCTCTAAAATTTTTATCAACTCATCTCCCAAAACTACAGGTTGTGAAGCTTCTCTACTACCTAATTTTACTTCGTCTTTAATTACACTTAAATTAGGTGCATTAATTTTCACCTCTTGTCTTCCTTTAATAAATATACCATCGGACTGAATTAACACTTTTTTTCCTTCGATTTGCTCACCATCAAACTTATCTCTCATACCACGAGATGTTAAATAAATTGAGGAATCATCATTATCAATATTTTCTTTTCTAAAGTCTCCATCCGATTCATCAACATGTGTAGATATTTTTATCTTTGGTGTATTGTCGTGTCCATCAAAGTGTAGTGTTTGACCAAATCTACCTTCAAAA